TGTACTTGATGTATTTAGCAAACAAGAAGACCCAGCAAATTTGTTAGATGTACTAAAGGAAATGTACATATATTGGCAATGTGTTAAATATGGAACACAAAAAGCATTAGTTGAAAAAATGCTCAAGTCTTTTATAAAAAAGAAACAAAAAGAAGAGAAATTTTTCATGTTAGTTCAGGAACTTGGGACTAACACAAGAATGAATAAAGAATTTACTATAAAGAAGATGCAACCTTGGTATGAGGGACTGTATGTTTGGCATAACATAAAATTAAAGAATGGTTTAATGGAAGAACACTTAACCAAATTTCCAAAAATTGTTCATGATGATGATATTGATGCTGAACAAATGTTATTTGAAATATTAAGGCCATCTTCAAAGCCAAAATCAGGTGCAAATTACGAGAGAAATTCCTTGGAGTTATGGAAAGGAAGAATAAGACGTGCACTTGGTAATAATTTTAGCGATAGTACGCACGGTGTAATCACAGAGAGGACTTATTAATGTCTAAGTTGCCAATTGCAGAACGTGAAAAGGCCGAAGTAACTATTTGGCACGATAGAATCAAACGTGGTAAGAAACTTCGTGACAAAAAAATTAAAGAAGTCAAGAAATACGTTCAATATTATAAATCAAATCAGTGGAGTGAGATTTCTGGTTATAAAGATAAACCAGTTATCAATTTATTCTTCCCTCATGTGAAAAGCCAGATACCATTTTTGTATTTCCAAAATCCTAAATGGTATGTTAAACCAAAACCTGGTCATTCAAAATATGCCAAGAACGCAGAGGCAGCAACTAAGTTTTTGAATTATTACGCTAATGAAAATATGCGCGTAACTCTCAAGAAGCAAATGAGACTGTCGATTCTCGACTCATTTTTCTTCTTTGGTGTAATCAAAAGTGGATATACTGCTGATGTTGGCAAGAATGAAAATTATGGTAAACCTAAGATAATGGGATATGAAGGTGAAGTCCCAATTTACGATACCGATGATGAAGGTAAGGTAATTAATGATAATGAGGAAGAGATTATAACCAGTGATAAATTTGTAGCAAGAAGAACGTCTCCTGCTGCAATGATTTTTGATACTGAGTGTCAGAATTATTTTGAAGATGGAAGATATATAATAGAAGAAATTTCAATGCCATTGGGTGATCTCAAGGCAGATAAATTATACAAGAATACGTCAAAGTTAACATCTACATATGAAGTAAAAAGAGGATTGACAATATCTGATGAAGATTTAAAGAAAGATGATTACAGCGAATTAAAGGAAGATTTAAAACGTATTACAATTTATGAAATATATGATCTTGAACATGATAAACTAAAAGTTATTGCTGAGGGTAATAATGATACGTTTTTAAGAAACATTCCAACACCTGACGGTATAGATGGTCACCCTTATTCGTTTTTACAATATAATGATATACCGGATGAAATTTATCCATTGTCTGATTTCAGGGTTTTGCGATCACCGCAAGATGAAGTAAATAAATCTAGTTCTTTGATTTCTTCTCATGCCAAAAGATATGGTAGGAAGTTTGGTTATCTTGAAGGTATGATTGATGAAGATGAGATGTCAAAGTTGGAAAGTGGTGACGATGGTGTTATGTTTAAGGTAAAGGATTTACCCCTAAATAAGTGCATTGAACCACTGCAGAATGCCCCACTTGATAATGCAGTATATTTATACAATGATCAATCTAGGCAGAATTTCGATAAACTGGCGTCCACTACGGAAGCTGATCGTGGGGTTGTAGAGAGAAGAAAGACTGCCTATGAAGCTTCAAAAATTTATGGTTCAGGTGATTTTAGAAAAGAAGATCGCCGTTCACAAGTTGAAGATTTTGCTGCAGATGTTGGATTGAAACTTCTTCAATCAATGCAAGTACATTTAACAGTAGAAGATGCAACCGAAATAAGTGAAGAAGATTCTGCGGACTGGGCAGTTGTAACAGACAGGAAAGACATTGAAGGCCAGTTTAATGTAGGTGTTATAGTTGGAAGTGCCACCCCTAAACTTCCTGAATATGAAAGACAAGACTTTATGGGATTCATGCAAATGTTATCTCAGTTTCCAAAGGAAATATTACAAGTAAAATTAAACTTTGACGCAATGTTACAAGCTGCAACTAAAATGTTTCCTGCACTTGAGGACATACAATTGTTGAATGATGAACAAACGCAAAAGGAACAAACCGCAAGGATGGATCAGGCGGAAAAGATTAATCAATTAATGGAGTTAGCAAAAATACAAGGTAAAAATAAACCGGCAATGCCAGGGAAAGGAGTGGTTCAGTAATGCCTCTTTATGAATTTGAGTGTCCTAAATGTAAAAGACACGAAGAACGTGTGTATAAGGTTGGGAGTAAACATACACCAAAATGTTTTTATTGTCATTTCACAATGAAACCAATTCTTTCATTTGCAAACATAAAAAGTTTTAAACCACAAATTATAGATTTAATTGATGAAGAAGAAAAACCAATTTTTGTAAGAAACAGAATGGAATTAACGGATGAAATAAAGAGATACAACGACACAAAACAAGCGTCAAAAACAGGCAAAGTTGCCATTTTAGAAGATTAAAAAACAGAAAGGATAGAGTGATTTATGCCAGAAAACAATGGTTTTGTATCAGATGATGGTTCTCAATTTACCGTCTATGAAGAAGAAGGAAATACTCCACCAGTAATTGATGAACCTGGAATGGAGGATTTTGCTGATGATGATCCAATTGGTACATTAGTTAAACAAGTTGATGTTTCTAAGTTGCCAGAAGATCAAAAACCTATAATTTCCAAACTTACTGAAGCTTTGAAGACCATGTCTGCGGAAGTCGGCAATCTGAAAAAAAATGCAGAAATAACCGATGTTCTTAAACAGTTAGTGGAAACCAAACAAGCTTCAAGGAAAATGGAAAATGGTGAGACTGATGGTGAGAAAGTTGTAAAGAAGTTATCTGAACAATTTACTTTTGAAGATAAGGATTATTATGCCCCATTCTTCAAACAACTTGCAGACGCTGTTGATAATGTCAATAGTGAAATTGGGAATGTAAGAAAGGAAATTACAAATTCAAAGGCTTCTTCTTTTCAAGAAAAAGTTATGTCATTTGTAACTTCAAATAAAATTCCCGAAAAAGTTATTGTTCAGATGGATAGAATTGCAAAAGAAATAGGCCCAGGTGCATACAATAACCTCGATAGATTGCATAAGATGGCTAAACTTGATTTGGGTATCAAAGACGCTCCCCGTGTTGATCTTGAAAAGAAAAATAATGATCTAAACGGAAGGTTTGCAGCAAGGGGTGTGCGTCGCAACAGAGACTCAGGCAATGATAAACCAGCGACTTCAATGAGAGAGGCTTTTAATAAAGCACTTGAGCAATTAGAAGATGAAGAATAAGGAGTATTGATATGTCCATTAACAGCATAACCTACGATTTTGATGGTTTACTTTCCACTACGTGGATGAATTATCGGAATCAACTATACGAGAATGTATTCAATGCATGCCCATTTTTCTTTTGGTTACATGCAAATGAAAGAAAACGTATAGAAGAAGGTGGTGAGAGGTTAGTTATTCCTCTTGAGTATGGTAAAAACTCGACTATCAAATCCATGACAAGTGGATATGATACAATTGATACGACCCCGCAAGACCCATTTACGTCGGCGTATTACACTTGGAAGGAAATTGCTGGTTCAACCTCTGTTTCCAACAAGGAACTTGCTCAAAATCAAGGCAAAAGCAAAATCATTGATTTGTTACAAAGAAAGGCCAACAACACCGAAATGTCCATGAGTGAAGTCCTGGAACAAATGATTGTTGGTGCAACCTCCTGTGGTAATGGTGGAAGTGATTTAACTCCGTTAAGTACTTTGATTTACGGTGTGCCGTCCACATCTGCTTCCATTGGTGGAATTAACCAAAACACATATACCTGGTGGAGAAATAAGTTGAAAACCTCTACCGCGACCACTTATGCTGGTTTCATTAATGAGATTGCCAATTTGTACAATACGTGTTCTCATGGTGGAGCTAAAGGCAAAAGAAAGTCGCCGGATATGATTTTGTGCGATCAAGTGTATTACGAAACTTACATGGGTGCTGGTAGGGCAAAGGGTCAGATCATGTTGACCAATGAGTCCGTCATTAACCTTGGTTTCGGTGGTGCGAAGTATCTTGGTGCAACGTTGATGTGGGATGAATACATGATCGACATTACCACTGGTACTGCGAACACTGATCCTGAAACCTATACCCCAACGTACAGTTCCGCATACTTCATTAACTCCGAGTTTATCGAGTTTGTTGTATGTAAGGGACAAGATTTTACCATTGGGCCGTTCATTCAACCTGAGAACCAAAAAGCGAAAACCTCCATCATTTATTTGATGGGTGAGATTGTTACATCCAACAGAGCAAAACAAGGTGTACACAAGAGTGTTTCTCAAAGTTTAGTAGCATAAAATAAAACACGTTTCATTTGGAGGATTACAATGTTATTTCCAAGAATTAATAGAACTGACCCTGAGAAAGTTTTCGTTTGTTTGAAAGCTGGAGAGGCGTTATTGGCAGGTCGTCCGGTTGCCATGCATTTTAATGGAACCGATGACGGTAAAATGGGTTATCTCGCTAACGCAGCGACAGACGGAACCCTTGTTCAAGGTCTTGCTGACAAAGCAATTGCGTCCGGTGATTATGGTTTGATCCAATGCTACGGTTATCGTAGTGATGCACAGATTGTAAATGCTTCCGATGCAGCAGCTGATTGCGGTGCAGCCATGGCAGTTGGTTCCGGTTCCAGTGGTTATTTGTACATGATCGCCTCTGTTGGTGCGGCAACTGCTGTTCAACCGAATTTTGTGTTGGCACTTTCTGCCTCCAAGACAACCTCGGCTACACTGTACACTGGTGGAGTTTTTATCAGATGCATGTAAATGACATTTATACTTATCGTTGCCACTCTTGCAAAAGAGTGGTGACGAGTGTCGAACTTGAAAAATTGGGAAAGTGTCCCTTCTGTTCTAGTGATAGAATGGAAGGGGCTTCCCCTTCTAAACTTGAAATAATAAAAGTTCTTATTAGGCTTGCCTGGAAAGGGTTGTTATGAAAAAGAAGATAATGATTGCTACTAATCTGTTTGATATAAATCCAATAGTGTACTCTGGACACCTTGATATGTTTTATCAACTTGGAAAATGTTCGGATGAGTTTGAGATTGTATTCCATGCACCTTGGAGAACCCCAATTGATAGGGCTAGAAATGATGCGGCAGTCATGGCGTTGTATTATGATTGTGATTATTTAATGTTTTATGATGATGATATGTATTTCCCGAAGGGAATTGATATAGTTAATCTGCTTCGTAGAATCATCAATGATGACAAGATAACAATCCTACAAGCACTTGCTTTTATTCGTGGTTATCCGTTTAAACCGATGATCTTTGAAATGAAAGATATTGAAGAAAATAGAAAAAAGATGATGACAATTGATGATTACAAAGACAAGATAGATGATGATGGTCTTGTTAAATGTGATGCTGTTGGTTGTTGTTGTACGGTAATTGATACAAAATTATTCAAAATGGTTCCAAAACCTTACTTCTTAACAGGGGAAGGACACACGGAAGATATATATTTCTGTGTTAAAGCTGCCAATTACGTTGAAAACGTGGGTATATATTGTGATACAACCATAAAGATTGGTCATTTACTTGACAAGATAATACTTGTTGAAGAAAATAGAGACATAATAAAGAAGATTCACGAAGAACATGATCTGAACCAACTATTCTTACCGGACGAAACATTTATTCCTTTGATGCATGCCGGAAAGTCAATGGCTTATGATTATGATAAAAGAGTAAACCCTTTAACATTAATACCGGAGGATGAATAACATGTCTGATGAATTCTACAGGAAACAAGA